GGTGGCTCTGGTGTTGTTATACTTAAAATTCCAAACAATTATTCTTCAGCATTTTCTGGTGGAGTAACTTTCTCAACTGGAACAACTGCTGGATTTAATATTTTCACAGTAACAGCCGCAGGAGTGTCAGACACTGTAACATTCAGTTAAATTTATGGCACATTACGCATACATTGATTCAAATAACATAGTAACCAATGTCATAGTTGGTAAAGATGAAAACCCTAACTTTGATTGGGAACAATACTATGGCGCGCTAAGAACAAGTTATAATACTCACGCTGGCGTACACGCTTTTGGCGGTGTTGCATTTAGGAAAAACTATGCTGGAATTGGTTATACATACGATTCAACAAGAGATGCGTTTATAGCCCCAAAGCCATATGCATCATGGATTCTTAATGAAGAAAGTTGCACTTGGAAAGCTCCAATTGAAAAGCCAGACGGCAATTACATTTGGGATGAAAACGAACTAAAATGGAAAGAAATAACAAATGACTCTAACTGAAATAGCTCAATACGCAGGCGAGAAGGTTGGAAAGACCGACTCGGATACTCTTACTTTCTTGCAGAAGGCAGCAAGCCTAGCTTATCGGCGCGTATGGGACTTTGCGCCTTGGCGCGAAACTGTCACAAACTCCACCTATTCAGTTGGCACGAATCGTCTTATTACTTTAGGTACAAACGTAGAAACCCCTCTATCGGTGGCCTACAATGATGCAGAGGTTGACCCAATTGATTTGGCTACGATTATAAGCCAAGATCCAGGACTGCTTTCTGATGAGCGCACTGGAGATCCAGATACCTATCATTTTACTGGCCGTAACAGCAGTGGCGTTGCAGAGCTAAACCTTTACCCAAGGCTAAAAACTGCTGGCACAACTCCATTGCGTGTTGTTGAAAAGCTGAAGTGTCTTACCCGAACAAACATCATTGTTGACTTTCCACCATCACAAGCCGCGCTGGATGACGAGCTTCGCTTGCCACACGTTCATCACTTGGTTCTAGCCTTAACGCATTCTGACGCACTTGAGCGTGAACGGCAGTACGCCAAGGCGCAAGCCATCACGCAGACTGCTAATGCTGATCTTGCTTTGATGGCTAATTACGAATTGAGCCAGGTTGGAGGCGTAAAGCAAATCACTCCGCAAAGTTTGGGCGAGCTAACCATAGAAGAAATGTTCTCGGCGTAAAGGAGGCTTATGCCTTATTACATAGACACAGCAGACGATGTTCTGTCCTTTGACGGAATACGCAATTTTACTGGAGGTCAAGCCAGCGGTCTGCAATCCGATCTACTAGCCGAGAACCAAGTACAAGAGTTGTACAATATGACCCTTTCGCCAAAGGGTAATCTTGAAACTCGCGTAGGTGCAACAAGCTTTGCTACTGGTGCAACCAGCGCGGTAACTTCCGTTGGCGGTATGCGGTACTACGAGACATCTGCATACCAGCAATTATTGACTGTTACTGGTGGTAAATTTTACAGCATTGAATCAGATGGAAGCGCAACCGAACACACTGGATACCAAGAATGGGCTAATACAAACATAACCTGGACAGCAGCCACAGGCCAATGGCGAGATGGCTACAGCGTTGCCGAAGACATTGAGGTATCTTTTGCACAGTTTGTTGACAAGATGTTTCTATCTGATTCCGATAGCGACCTACACTTTTGGGATGGCACTGCGGTTGAGAGGCAGGGAGGCAAGGTTAGGGCAATAACAGTAACAACAGCGGGTAGCGGATACACTAGCGCAACAGCAATTGTTACAGGCCCAGACCTTGGGGGAACAATGCCAGAGCTTACAACAGTTGTGAATTCTGCAAGTGGAGTTATTTCAGAAATTATAGTTAATGATGGTGGTTATGGCTACTCTGGCGCGCCGACAGTTACAATTATTGGGAACGGCTCTGGTGCTACGGCCACTGCAACAGTCAGCCCACCTCCAGCCAACTTGAGGCTTTTAATTAACGCTGAAAATAGATTGTTTGGCGTTGGTTCTGGTGCTAATCGAAACACGCTTTATGCGTCCGATTTGCTCGACCCATCCGTATGGGATTTAACAAACAGCATCGTTGTCAACGGCGATGACGGAGATCAGATTACGGCTGTTGTGCCTTACTACAAGAATAGGCTGATCGTATTCAAAAAGCGCAGAGTGTTCCAGGTTGATATTCCAAGCGATGCTACCTCTGGTGCGGATTGGATTGTTTCGATCATTTCAAACAACACTGGATGCGTTGCAACTGGTACTGCTGTTCAAGTAAGCAGCGACATTCTATTCCTATCCGATAACGGCATCAGATCGCTTGTTCGGTCCGTAGCAGATGACTTTAGCTCAGTTGGCATACCAATATCAGAGGTTGTGAAGAATGTTATTCAAAGCATTAATACGGATTCTATTAGGGTGGCTACCGCAATCTACTACGACAACCGCTACTTCCTTGCAATACCTACTGGATCAAACGACTACAACGACACGCTCTTGGTTTACAATACGGCGTTAAGCGCATTCGAGGGAACTTGGAGTCCGCAGGTTATGCAATTCACACTTACGAACTTTAACCAAGAAGGCTCTAGGGCGATGTTCAAGAAGACCAATGGCATCATCGAGAAGTATGCTGGCTACAAATCTCCTGCTGGAACTACGTCCGCAGATTATCAAGACGGTGGGGCTGACTATGATTCTTACATCCGAACAAAAGACTTTAACTTTGGAGATCCTTTCTCGCTAAAATACGGATCGCATTTTGAAGTCATCTTTGACAATTCGTTTTCTTCCGATGCTACAGTATCTATCCAGCGAGATACTGACGTTGGCGATATTGATGTTCAGTCCAACATTGATATTTCAAGTTCGGTATTAACTCTTCCATTTACGCTTCCAGCAATTCTTCCAACAACTGTAAAAAAGAAACTTGCAGCAGATTTACGCAAGTACGAAAAGTGGAGGCTGATTAACGTCAAGATTTCAACTCCAGCAAACAAGATGGCTATCCGCCAGATCACGGCAGCAGCCAATCCAGACACAATTCAGATCCAGCAAACAATATGACGGCTGTGGAATATATCGAGCAAAGCGGTGTTCCAGAGGCCATGTGGCCTAACTTGGCTGAGTGGTTTGGCTGGTTCGAGAAGCAGGGCATGGTTGGGGTAGTCGAAGATAAGGATGGGATTGCAGGCGTGGCTCTGGCTAGGTGCATAAAGGATGGGCAAAAGGCTGACCATTATGTGCATAGCGAGGATGGTCAGAATGTATTTGTTGATTTGACTATCTCCTCAAAAGGTGCTAAATCCTTGAGATGCTTGCTGTTGCTCCTTTGGGAGCGTTTTGGTCCTCGCAAGCGGATCACCTTTAATCGTTCTGGTAAACCAAGGAGTTACGACTATATGACATTTATGCGAAAGGCTAGAGTTTAATATGGGTGGAGGACCTTCAATTCCTGCACCTCCGCCCCCGCCCGATCCAGCGGCGGTAGCGCAGGCCAATGCAGAGGCGTACAAGAAGAATATTGAGACTTATATTGAAAAAGCACCAGAGATGGCACAGCTTGAAAATAAGCTTCGTATTCAATATCTCCCCCAACAGCGCGGTTTGGAACGCCAGTTATCAGCCCTAGACCAGCAGGCAGGCGTACAGGCTGGGATGCAACTTGAACGTCAATACGGACCACAGCGCACCCTAGAATCACTCCGCAGGCAGTATGAGACTAGCCCCCAAGCGTATGCCTTGAATCGTGGATTGGGAGATCAGATGACACGCCAGTTCGAGCGTTTATATGGCACATCTCCATATAGCTCAGTTGAGCAGAATGTGGCGTTCAACCGCCAGCCAGGACCAGTTGATTTCTATGGCACGATTGGAACAAATATTGGAAATCCAGACCTAACTGTTGGAACTAAATAATATGGCTACTTACGATAGAATACAGTACAGCGTAGATAAAGATGGTAATATAGTAGAGAAAGTTAAGCAATGGGATGACAGAACTTGGGGCAGGGTTTGGGAAATAAATGGTGTTGTTGGCTCAAGATCAAATCCAGACGCTTTCTTTTCAGAGCTTGAAAGAAAAGAAGGAGTTGATCGAACTACAGCAATACAAAAAAGCAATGAAGTAAAAATAGCGAAACTTCAAGAGAGTGTTGATAAGCAACTTACTAATGAGACAAGCAAAAACTCACTTGCTTCTCAAATACGCGAATTGACTGCTGGAGGCATAGGAATGCAAAATCCTAACGCTGGTCCAGAGTTTAACCAGGCTTTATCCCAGCTATCCGCTGGTCGTAACTATGGATCATCTGATTTAGGATCTAAATTAAACTTCCAAGTATCTGACAAGAATATTGTTGACGATTACAACAATTCAAAGTTATCCCGCTTAAACAGCGTGATTGAGCGCGGCAACACGCAGATTGCTGGAATCAATGAACGGCTTGCTACGGCCAATAAACTTCTTGCTGATCTTCCCGCTGGTGATGCTAGGCGCACTTCTTCAGAGGTATTCATCAAACAACTCAACGATGACTTAAAGAGCGTAACCAGCGCAGTTACAAGCGCGCAGGATATGCAAAAGAATTTCACGCCTATCACGATAGATAGCCCAGAAGGGCTAAAGGAGATCACATCCTTCCGATCCTTTGTCCAGCTACCTGAAGAGCGTGCATCACAACAACTTTACCAGATTGATCCAGATTCTTACCGCACTGCGGTTGGCTTGGGTCAGCAGTATCGCCAGATGGCAACTGAGCCAATTGGTGCAACAACCACGCCAGAGACTGAGCAAATCCGAAAGACAATTGAGGACGAGGCTCTTAATCAATTACGCCTTGGCTCGACCATTGGTGCGGAAGAACGGCGTGGATATGAGCAGGCCGCAAGGGCAGCGCAGACTGCGCGTGGCAACATATTTGGAATCGGACCAGCGGTACAAGAGGCAGCACAGATTGGTGCTGCTGGCGAGCAACGCAAGCTGGCACGCTATGGTGCGGCACAAAGCTTCCTTGGGTCTGGCTTGTCCAGCGGTGACGCGCTCAAAGCTGACATAGCATTCCGTGACGCATTGCGTCAGAATAGGCTTGGTGCAGCAGCCAACTTTATTGGTGGCGGACCTTCCATCTACAACCTTGCAGGCCAGCGTACAGCGCAACAGCAGGGTGCGATGCAACAATATATCCAAGCCAATCAAGCATTGCCTGGTGGGTTTAATCAACAGCCGTCTACGGCTGCGAACTTCTATCAAGCGGTTGACCAGCAGATTCCAGTTCAGCTTACCAATGCGTTCAATCAGCTTTATAATTCACAAGCTAATTACCAAGCAAGCACATATGGTGCGCAGGTTGGCGCGATTTCTAGGCAGCAAAGTGGAGCGCAGCAATTTGCATCTATTGCTGGTGGTATTGGTAGTCTTGCTGGAGCAGCTGCACCAGGAGGATTGTTTGGCGGACCAGCATCTAATGCATTCTTTAGGGGATAATTTATGCCAGCAATAACACAAGCAGCGCGTGACTATGATAAAGCCATGCAGCAAATGCAATATGATAAAGCCATGAAGTCTGAGCTTGAACTTCAGAAGCTTCAACTTGATTTGCAGGAGAAAATACGAGAAACTCCAGAATCAAAGATTGCGCTTGCTGAAGATATGGCTATGAGGCGCGAAGCATTAAAGCAAAAACAACAGGGAATTGAATTTGGCGATGTTGCCAAGAATGCTGCACTTCAAGAGGATTTAAGCCTTCTTGAGGCCAGCAAAAAGCAAGGTGCTGCTGATATTGAAAACAGGATGCTTGCAGCGAGAGGCCAAGCAATAGAAAATATTTTAATGGGCGGAAAGGGCTTAGTCCCTACTGCAACTGTAAATATGGGAGGAGTAAAACAACAGGTGTTGCCAGATCAGGTTGGAAGAACTGGTGCTGACATTTATGGGCAAATTTATCGCACCCAAGTTCCTCAAGTTGCAGCAACCTATGAAGCAGAGGGTCAGTCAAGAGATACTGCAATTAAAATGGCAAGTGCTGATGTAAGAAGTAAACTTACTGGAGCAGCGGCAAGCGGAAAAATTCCTTTAATGGCTGCGAATGGAAACCCAATTTTTGTTACTGTACCTCAAGCCATACAACTGCTAGATTCTGATATAACTCCTCAATTTATGAAGAATCAGCTAAAAGATGCTCTTGAGGGTAAGGTTGAACCACAAGCTGCAAGCTGGATTAAAACAAGACTAGGCAGATAAAATGGCTGAAGCCCTAGAGCTATCATCAGCCAATCGTATTAGGCAACTGGCAGGTATGCCAGTAGAAGCAGAGCCACCGCCAAAACTAGAAGAACCTCCAGCGTGGAGTGAGATTAAGGCTTCAGAAGATTACAAGACTCTTACCTATCCAGAGCAAGTTGATCTAGCTCGCCAATGGGGTGCGGAAACAAAACAGTACGCATCTACGCTTCCAGATTACACGCCAGAACAAGATGTTGAAATTGATGACTTCGTAAATAAAGAGGCTGTTGATGTCCCAGCTAATGTAAAGGCGGCTGCATTGCGCGCTGGGCTGATCAAGGGATCGGCTTCAGTTATGGGAGGAATCGCTGGTGGTCTTGGCGGTGCTGTTGTCGGCGGACCAATTGGCGCAGTAGTTGGAGGAATTGGCGGATCAATTGCTGGTGGTGAATTAGCTGAAACTGGATTACAGAAGTTCACACCCAAAACAGCAAGGGCGCGTGAGTTTGCACCAGGTTACGCTGCTGCTGGTCAATATGCTCCAGAGGTTGTTATGGGTACGGTTGGTGCGAAACAGTTAGTCCAGGCTGGCAAAACATTGTTCCAAGAACTAGGAGCAAAAAAGGCAGCGCAAGAGTTAGGCAAAACAATTGCTGTATCAGCAGTTGGTGGTGCTGGAGTTGGCAGTGCTGTTAGGGCAATTACTGGTAGCGAGGTTACGGCAAGAACAATTGCTGAAGACGCATTGTTTAATACTCTTTATGCTGGTCTTGGCAGCGGGTCTAGGGTTAAGGGATATAATTTTGAAGAGTTTAAGGATTTGAATTATAAGGTTAAGGCTGGCAGAGCTACGCCTGCTGAAACTAGGGATTGGCAACAAATCTTAAATGAAGCACAAATGACTGAAGCTACTGGAGTTGAGCGAGCCAAGCGTACTGAAGTTCAACTTGGTGGCAGGACTGTTCTCGATAAAGTAAATCTTGAGGGTGGTACGCCAACGCAAGTTCGCCCTTACTACGAGCCGCTACCAGCACCAACGTCAACCGAAATACAGGTCGCTCGGCCACAACCACAAGAGCGTCCGATCAAGCCAGCCACAGTAATTCCGCAGGAACAGTTACCAGAGGCAGGCGTGCGCGGGAACGTGCGCGGAACGCAGGCTGATACGGCTGCTATGCAACGGCGCGGAATTATCACTCCGATGCAGGAAAGCTTGGTCGATCTAAACGATCCAGTGCCGAAGACAAACGTATTTACAACCGAATCCCAGGGCATCAATCGTGAGGCAATTATTCCAGACACTCGCGGATTGCAAGGCGAGATTGTACGCGAAGGTCAGATTGTTACGCCAAGGACGCAGTTGCCTAGTGGCGAGAGGTTAGCGTTGCCAGCGGAGGGTGAGGTTGTTCCAGTAGAGGCTGCTCCATCAGAAGTTGCTCCAACCGCACAACCAACCATCCCTCGCCCTATGCGTGGCAAGGCTGGTGAGGCTGGGTTCATTGTATCCGATGTGCAGGAAGGCGCAGCCAAGGTAGCGCAGAAATGGCTTACCACAGAAGGCAATCTTCCAAAAGAGATGTTTGACATTATGGAAGCCAAAGGATCGCGCACGCAGGCGATGCTGAAGCAGATTGATTTCACGTTGAAGGATCTATCAAATGCAGCCAGAGAACTTAATGGCAAGCCTAAATTAACGCCACAGCAGTCGCTCCAAGTTGATCAGTTCCTTCGCGGTTATCTTCCAGCAGAGAATCTTCCAGAGCCAATCAGACCCGTAGCACAGCAGATGCGCCGTCAGCTAGACAACCTATCGGAAGGCTTAATCCAATCTGGCGTGTTCTCGCAGGAAGTTGGTCCGTCTGGAATGAGCAAGGCTGATATGATTAGGATGAATAAGGGAGAGTACCTTACTCGTTCTTATGAGAAGTTTGATAATCCTAAGTTCAATGTTGAACTGCTGAAGAAAAGGGATCTAGCCAAGTATACCCAAGCTGAAACATTTGTTCGCAATGAGCTAAAGGCTCAGAATCCAAGCATTACCGAAGAAGAGGTGCAGGGCAGGATTAGAGAGATAGTCGAGCAGGGCCGAGATAAGCCAATGGAGTCAATGATTCAAGCCTCTGGAATTGGCAAGAAGCTTGGGATTACCAAGGCAAGGCAGGATATTCCAGAGCAGATCAGATATTTGATGGGAGAATACAACGATCCAATCATCAATTACGCAAGATCAGCAAGCAAGATGATTAACCTGCTCCAATCCCAGCAGCAGTTGAACAAGCTGAAGGAATTTGGAATTGCAAACAAGCTGTTCTTTGAAAAGCCAACTGGAACTGCTGTTAAACAGATTGCTGCCGATGGTTCTGATACGCGTTCGCCATTAAATGGTCTTTACGCAGAGCCAGAGCTTGTGGATGCGATTGAAAATTTCGAGATGTTCCATAAAGGTGGGACTGCATTTCAGCTTTACTCAATGGCAAATGCTTGGGTCAAGTGGGGCAAGACAGTTGGAAGCATCCAGGCTCAGTTTAGGAATCCAATTTCAAACGTATTGATTGAAGTTGCCAATGGTAACACCTTTTTTGGTGGAAGTATGAAGCCATTAAGAACGGTGTTGAATGAGTTTGGAATCCCAGGAATGGATACCAAAGAAGGGCGAGCTTACCTAACTAGGGCAACTCAACTTGGAATTTACGACAACACTGTTCTTAATGAATTTACGCAAATGCTCAAG